GTATTTATAGCAATATACAATATTATGAGAATCTTAAACAAGGAGCAGATCAAGAAAATAAACAAAACGGCATTGGCCGAAAAGCACGGTTGTAGCCAAGTGTATGTTTCCGAAATTCTTTATGGGCTGAAGCCTAACAGCACGGAGCTTTCGAAAAGGGTGGTAGCTGACGCCATGGTGTTGACCGCCATATTCGAGACCCCCGCAAAGGACGGCGAATCGCCTTTCGAGATGTTCGACGAAGTTCTCTGTGTCCATGGCGGGTGGCTATATAACGAAGAAGGGGCGGGCGTTATGACCGAGAAAAATTACAATAGCTATGTCAACCGCAAACGTTTTTGGGTCCTGCGGAGAGGCGGCGGACGTAACACTCCCGCCTTAATAGCCTGGAACTCCATTCCGCATAAATACCAAAAGGCCGTTATCGAGAAGTTCGGCAATCCCGAGGAAGCCCTAAACCCCGCCCGATAATGTTCGAGACCTACCAAGAAACTTTATGTGTACACGGCGGATGGCTTTACTCCAAGGATGGAGCGGGTGTAATGACCAGAGGCAGTTACGAATACTGTAGAAGAGCTAATAAATTTCAAATATTACGCCGCCCCGCACCCAACACCCCTGCTTTAATCACTTGGGCAAGTGTTCCAGAAAAGTACAGGGACATCATCATCGAAAAATTCGGCGATCCCGAAAAGAGCGATGGGTGCATTCAGTTTCTCGAGCATCTCGAGCAGGACATCTTGGCCATTCGGTTTTATCAGACGTTCACGCTCGACAACGGCCAGGGCATCACCGAGGAAATCCAAAAGCGTTATGCAAGCGAGGCGGCCATATTGAACACCATCAACGATATCATCCAAAACCGAATACTCCGCACGCGCACCATTGGGAGCGGTGGTCTCACCGAGACATGGAAAAAGATTGCAAGTATCGTCCACGACCTTCCGCACCATGCTTGGCCCCACTCCCTCCCCAAGAACCACCGATCCTTAAAACGCAAGTACAAAGCTTATATCAAGGATAGTTACGAGAGTTTGATCCACAAGGGCCATGGTCATAAGAATTCCGAAAAAATCAACGATGAGGCCAAGCTGTGGATACTCGCCCGATGGAGCGATCGGGTCAACAAGATCGCCAATATGGCCCAGCTGCTCGACGAGTACAACGATGCCTGTGCCGATTACGTGGACTGGAAGCCACTGAAGGAGGAAAAGACACTAAACAACTACCTCTACCGCCCAGAGGTCAAAAGCCTGTGGTACGGCTATCGCTACGGCGAACTGAAGGCGAAGGAAAAATACAGCTTTCAGAACAGTACCAAGATGCCGACCATGCGCGACAGCCTTTGGTACAGCGACGGCACGAAACTCAATTTCTATTATCAGGACGATACCGGCAAAATGGCCACCTGCCAAGTATACGAGGTCATGGATGCCTTTAGCGAAGTGTTTTTGGGTTACCATGTGAGCAAAACGGAGGACTACGAGGCCCAATATTTCGCCTTTAAGATGGCGGTCAAGAACAGCGGACACCGGCCCTACGAAGTGCGATTCGACGGTCAGGGCGGCCACAAAAAACTAAAGACCGGCAATTTTCTGGGCAAATTGGCCCATCTGCCGATCAAGACAACTCCCTACAACGGTAAATCGAAGACCATAGAGAGCGCCTTCGGCCGCTTTCAACAGCAGTACCTGAAACGTCTATGGTTCTTCACCGGCATGAACATAACTACCAATAAGGCCGAAAGTCAGGCGAACATGGAGATGATACTGGCAAACACCGAAAACCTGCCGACACTCAAGGAGGCCATCGCCGCATACGAAAAGTGTAGACTGGAATGGAACCAATCGCTGCATTTTGACACCAATCGCCCGCGCATCGATATGTACCTTGGCAGCAAGAACCCCAAGGCACCCGCAGTGGAACCCTTGGAGATGGTCGATATCTTCTGGATAGAGCGCGCCAAGCCCGTCACCCTGAACGCCTACGGCCTCACCTTTACCGAGAAAAGGCGAAAATACACCTACATGGTCTACAACGAGGACCGAATGCCCGATATCGAATTTCTACAGGATAACGTCGACCGTAAATTCCACATCAAGTACGATCCCGACGACATGGGCCTGATCTACCTCTACGAGATGACGCCCATCGGCCTTCGCCGGGTTACCGCCGCCGAGACCAAGCTTGAGACGGCACGGAACATCCAGGAGCAGGAGAAATGGGAGGCGGAGTACTATCGCAATGTCGCCGATAAGGCCAAGAAAAACCGCATAGAGAAGCGCGATAAGGTCGACGACATCCTCGCCAGGTTCAAGATGCGGCCCGAAGACTACGCCCTCAATAGTCCCGCCCTGAAAGGCATCGAGACCAAGAAAACAAAGAAAAAACAGCCGAAGAAGTCGAAGCCGCAGAGCGTTGCCGAGTACCAAAAGGATGTCAGCAATACCGACTCATCCGACATTTATGATCAATACTAACTAAAACTCACACAATGGAAATCGATTACGAATACAAGCAAAAAATAGCCGACGCCGCCACGGACTACGTGCAGCGGTACGAAAGCCAGAACCAGGCGGCCGCGACCCTGTCCGGAATCAGCGCGGCAACGCTCAGTAACGTCATCAACGGCAAGTGGGACAAGATCGCCGAAAAGATGTGGCGTACCCTGTTGGCCGCCCTATCGTACAATCCCGAAGAGGAGACCATCGTCGAGACATCCGCCTTCAAAATGCTCTCCAAACTGTTCGACGACGCCCAGCGGCACGCCCTGACCATGGGCATCATAGCCCCTGCCGGTACCGGCAAGACGATGACCATTAAATACCATGCGGCCACCAAGCGCAACGTATACGCCTTACAGTGCCGGGAGTACTGGAACCGTAAATGGTTCCTTCAGGAACTGTTGACAAAAATGGGCCGCCCCCACTTCGGCATGAACATCGCCGAGATGATGTCAGAGGTAGAGCGCCGGTTGCTGATGACCGACGAGCCCCAGATCATACTCGACGAGTACGACAAGCTCCCCGACCACGTGCTTAGCTTTTTCATCACCATGTACAACGGCGTCGAGGGCCGGTGCTCGTTCATCCTGATCGCCACTGACCACCTCAAGAAACGCATCATACGCGGGGTACAGCTCAACAAAAAGGGATATAACGAGATATACAGCCGGTTGGGCCGCCGCTTCATAGAGATACTGCCGCCCAGCAGTGAGGACATCACCATGATCTGCAACGTCAACGGAATCGATGACAAGGCCACCATTCGCAAGGTCATCGACGACAGCGAGGAAGATTTGAGGCGCGTAACACGGAAGATCCATGCCATCAAGTCCAAAAGGGACCAATCAAACAACGATTAACCGGCGATTAAATGACACATGGGGCAACCGACCAACGGCCGAAAGAGGCCTATGCAACGAAAGAAAAAACTGAAACGCTTAAAGTCACCCAATGACATCTACACCAAATCACGCGAGATACTGCCCTTCGAGGGCAAATGGAAGGAACATTTCGGGCTGCCCGAGATACGGGGCAGCTGGTTTGTCTGCGGCAACAGCACCAATGGCAAGACCAGCTACCTCACACAGATGGCCGCCATGCTGACCAAGTTCGGCCGGGTGTGGTACGTAGGTGCCGAAGAGGGCGACAGCCTAAGCTTCAGAAAGGCCATGAGAAGGGCGGGGATAGGCAAGAACTTCAATCTCTCGGAGGACGTTTTCGAGGATGTCCTTCTCCGCCTCGAGGGAAGGGTCACACCGATGTTCCTCTTCTACGACAGCATACAGGCGGTCGGTATGTCGAAGGATATGTACAGGCAGCTGCTCGATGCCTGCGAGAAGAAGAACTGCCAGTTGATACTGGTAAGCCATGCCGAGGGAAAGCAGCCATCGGGCCGCCCGGCAAAGTTCATGAAGTACATGAGCTTTATAAAGATCTGGGTCGAGGGCTTCAAGGCCATAGTAGAGGGAAGCCGGTACGGGGGCATAGAACCGTACACCATTTACGAAAAGCGGGCCGCCGAATATTGGGGCGATATCGCATAATTAAAAAGACAATGAGAAAATCGGAAGCAATAAGAAAGGCGATGGGCATTTCGGCCCTTTCATACCAAAACAGTATCGATGCGCACTTCAATATCTGGTGCAGCCACTTCGCCAAGGAGTATGCGATGCCGTTGGGCGAGATGGTCCGTGACGATTATTTGCAGAACTGGTACCGTGACCAGTGGACGCACAAGGTAGAGCTGGCATTTTACACGGACAACAGGGATTATCTGGATGCCGGGCTAAAGGACGAGGGCAATATGCAAGACCTCTTTCTCCAATATGCCGAGGTTCTTCTGGACGTCTTTCCCAAAAGCCTTTTCGACGAACTAAAACGACGGACCAAACATGAAATACTATCCCCGAACAATGAACAATGATCAATTGCTAGACCGATTGGATCTGCTTAAAAAAGTACAAGGATGGAGCAAAATGAACGACACATTGACACCGGGGCAGCGCATCTGCCTCTCCCAGGAAAGGGCCGCGATAATGGGCTGCCTCGACCAGCTGAACGAGAACCCAGACGCACAGGTGCAGCCGCGGTACCGGATGCCCGATCACCTCGACCAGAAGGTGCGGCACCTCTACGGGGTGATGGTACAACAGGGGCACCGGTAGGTTCCGATTTCGGCCCGCTGTATACCGGGCGTAGCATACCCCCCTTCTGGCCGAAAGGCCCCAAGCGGATAAGCTGGCCGAACGACCCGATTGGCAACTATAACCGTTTGCAGGGTATCGAGGCATGGC